TCAGGTTCACAATATTATTGAATTACAGGTTAGAGTTTCCGCTTAAAAGCTAAATGCTCTAGTTAAAGAAGCATTTATGAGAGATATGTTTGATATAGAGGAGTATGTTAGATTTCCTCGTTACTTTAAAGTGATGCAGTTAGCACTATCTAATCCAAAGCATGTTGGTGTATATTGGGATACAAAGAACATAGTTCAGGCTAAATTTATAGATACAGATTTACTGGGAGATATTAGGGACTTACAAGCAATACAGCAACTTGCTTATCCAATTAGAGGTGATCTTAATCGCTGGAAAGGAATTTATTTAGCTTGGTTAGAAGGAAGAAGTGATGCTTATGCTGATACTGTGGGGTATCGACTAGATCTAATGGAAAGCTTTGGTATTGCACCTTTTTGGGAGCTTATTGAGTATGGTAATCAACAATATCCCGCCTATCCACAAAATGGACCCAAAAGAACATTATCCAGTTTTAGGGGTGTTTATCATAATGAGATGATGTCTGCGTATAGGAGAGTTCTTGCTTCAGTGAGATCTTTACTAACTGCTCCTGATGTTACGTTCAGACAATTTGAGACTATCTCGATTATAGCAGAAGGTAGATCGCAGTATGGATATACTTGGAAGTCTAGAATGGGAAGGAATATATTTGCAATTGCTGGCACAGAACGTATAATAGGTAACCGTCTTGTGGCTAGAGGGTATATTTTGGATCAAGTAGGAAGAGTTATTAAAAGATGGTCTGGATGGTTACCGAGATAGAGGTTCAGAATGGATGATATTCAACCAAGAAATGGAATACTAGAGAGTGCGGTGAAGCAAGCAACTAAAAAGCTTGCTGAAAAAGGAGTTGAGGGATGCTCTACTAAAGAGGTTATTTTGGCCTCTTTTGGCAGTCTCTCAATGAATGGCGGATTGGCATCTTCTACAGAGCTGAATAAACTTATGAATGAAGTGAGACGATTTGGATGGAAGGTTGTCGGTGCTTGCTTTGGTATTCTTATTGCGATAATTGTAACACTAACATTAACATAAGGTAAGGATATGGCTATAGGAAAATTTCATAACGAGGATTTGAGTGTTTACTTCTTTATTAAGGATATTGTCGTTGATGGTTCAACTACTATAGGGGATATTGCTCGAATTGTTGATGGATACCCATATAATGAAATTGAAGAAGGAACACTTACACTTCCTACTATTGCTATAGAGGCTAGTATGACATCTGATGAAGGTGTTGGTGAGTTAGGTGCTAGTTGGTTTAGACGTACTTGGTCTATAGACATCTTTGCTCAGAATGATGTTCAAAGAGATGATCTAGCTGATAAAATTTTCCAGGCGTTAGATCGAGCTATACCTATAAAAGATTTTTCTGATGGATATAGGAAAGAGACTGGAAAAAGTATTGCTGGTACAGACTTAAGGATTATAGAGTATATGAATCCAGAGAATCGGACAATACGACCTACCTATGCGTTCAATTTGTACGCTAAGATTAAGTATTGGAGAGCTACGGTTACTTTCGAAACCGTGTCAACTCAAGCGAGTTAGGGAACGGTAAGGAAAAGGTTGGTGTGGATTGCTGGATTGGATTGGAGATACTTTGTCTCGGGCTGGAATAAGTAATCTCTTGCGGTAGGATGGAAAAATATTCGGATTCTGAATGGAGCGGATTTTACTCGTGGATTTTAAGGTGAATAGGTTAGTAAGGATTTTCAAGAGATGGGTTAGTATAGTTCGAGATACTATGACTAAAGAGGTGTAAGAGATGCCTAAGAGAGTGGCAGTACCTTATAAAGAGGTAAAGTTAAGAATAGTAGGACCATATGCTGACTTCTATGCACATCGTGTTCAGAGGCTAGACATACCATCAAATCTGCCTAATACGACTATTAATGAGTTAGGTAATTCTCAACATGCGGGTATCGTTACAGATATTCCTGAAGTTACGGCAACATTCCAAGCATTTGATGTATCTCATAAGATATTTGCAGTATTGACTGGAAATGATCCTAATAATTACCCTGTGTCTGGTGTAGATGTTAGTAATCTTGGTTATATTGATCTGATTGGGTATATTAAGGAAGCAAGTGTTGCTGAGATGTTGAAGTGTATTCATGCGAAATACATGAGAATTACTGACTTTACGTTTACCTACTCAGTGGATGGTGAGAGTACAGAGGAGTATAGCTGTGCTGGCAGTGAGAAAAGATACCTTGCAAATGATGTTGTTGTTGATTCTGGTTATCTTACTAATGGTGAATTAACTCTAAGTTATGAACCGAATACTCTTAAGAATGGAAATAAGCTGCTTAGTTGTATCGTTGCTGGTGATTGGAAAGAGGAAGGTACTGAGTACAGTGTTACAGGTACAACACTGACTGTTAGCGGTGGCGGCAATAGTTATGCTCTTGCTGTATATCATACTCAAAGCGGTGTGTTAACGTGGAGTGATATTAGTGATACCTCAGTTCCAGCGGCTATTCGCGGTAAGAATATCCCTGTAACGATTGGTGTCGAACATATGTATAGAGTTCAGAACGTAACGATTAGAGGTACATTTCCTAGTACTAAAATTACGGAAATGGGAAATACTTCAGTGGTTGGTTACGTGGTTGATCCGCCTGACATTAGTGGTGATATTACAGTATTAGATACAGATAATGAGATTGTGTCATTACTAACAACTGGCAGTATAAATGATGGTGATGGATATGGTGAGTTTGGTGTAGATGAATATGAGGAGAGAACACTAGCACTTGAGGTTCAACTGAAAGATCCTGCTGATAATACAACAATTCAAAAGACTATTAGAATTCCTTCAATGCGAATCACTTCAGAGGGCACTACAGCTAATGTTGGTGGGCAATTGACTCAAACCTTCTCATTTATGTCTAATGATGCTCAGTGTATTGTGTACAGTGGTGCAGTTCCATCGTAGTCTGATTTAATATATAATGTAATATTGGAAGACACAAGGGAATTTGGTGTGCGCACCAAAATTATTAGGGAAGTCTTCGATAGCTTTCTATGGTTATCGTAGGCTTCCCTTTATCTTTATAGTAAGGAGAGGGAAATGGGTAAATTATCAAAACTATTCCGTTGGCATAGGAAAGTAGATATAACAGAAGGTAATGAGATTTTAGCAACAGTTTATGTGAGATTGGTTGGTGATGCTGACTTTCAGGAGGCAAAAACTGTTGCGCTTAGAAGAAGTAAAGAGTTAAGAATAAAGTTGAGAGATCGTGACTCAGAGGAGTATAAGTCTAATTTCTTGGATCTAGACTCGTTGACAAAAGATGAGCTGATAATGGGAATTAGCTTTGGTGAGCTTCCAGATTACAGAGATGAAGCGTTGCTTCAAGTTCCTGAAAAAAGCCCTCCAGAACTTCCTGATAATCCGACATTAGAACAACAGGAAGAATATGAAACAAAACTAGAAGAAATAAGGAATGAACGTACTATGTTTATTTCTGATTTTATCGAAAAAAGGGCGGAAGAGAGAAGAGAGGAGTTAGGTAAGATTGAAGATATAGATAAACTTCGTGAGATGTATACTCATTCTGTTATAAATATGCGATGTACTGAGGAGTTTACTAGAGTATTTAGAGAATATCAGGTCTATAAGGGAACATTTAATGATGCTAAATTTACTCAACCTGCTTTTGACTCTTTCAAAGAATTTGAAGAATGTGCTCCTCAGTTGAAAAATCAATTATTGGGAGCCTATGTTAATCTTGAACTTACAGGTGAAGAATTAAAAAACTAGCAGAGGACAATGCGTTTGTGGGGATATGGCGTATTGTCAAGGAACTTAAATATCCCCTTCATGAGAGCTTGCGTGGGTTATCAGTATCAGATTACCCTCATACAGTAAATTATGTTATTAAGAGAAGAATGCAAATCGATTCATATTTAGAACTTCCGGAGGACAAGCGACCACCGCGCTCTATTTGGGATAAACCGTCTGAGCTTGATGAGTGGTTTGATAGGGTATTTTCTGATGGTAAGAAACAAGTAGAGTTTAATTTTCCTGTAAACGAAGATGAAATAGAGAGATAGACTATGGCACTAGGAATTCCAACTACAAAAGCAGCTTTTGATGCTCAGAAAACTAACGAAGCTACGGCGGCGATGCGTCAATTTGATGTAGCTACGGCAAATGCTTCTAGAGAAGTAACAACTTTTACTGATGCTACTGGACGTGGTATAATCACGCTTGAGAATTTTGGTAGAACTTTTGATAACGCTACTCGAAAGGTTTTTATTTGGCAGCTAGCTATTATGGCTGTTTATGGAACTATTCGTAAGATTGGTGAGACCATTCAAATTTGGCGCGATTTTGAAGTAACTCTTGCAAGAATTAGTATTACAACGGAAGCTGTTGGTTCGAAGCTACAACAATATTTTACGCAAGTAGCCGATGTAGCTATTAAGTTTGGTATGCCTATTCGGGAGACCTTAACAGGTATGGATTTAGCGTTACGCGCTACTTCCGATCTTGGTACTGGAGCAAAAAGAACGGCAACTGCTATTAGTTTGTTGGAGTCTGCTTCTGCTCTTGCTAATATTACTGGTATGAAGTATGGGCAGTCTATTGATATTTTGGTCGGTTCTTTGAGACAGACTGGTCTAGCTCTTGACAAGGGTATTGAGTTACTTGATAAGTGGGTAGCTGTTGCTAAAAATGCGGCTGTATCTGTTAATGATTTATCACAAGGTTTTGCTATTATGGCAGATGCTGGTAGAGCGGCTGGACTAACTGTTGATCAGATTAACGGATTAATTGCAGCCTTAAGTGAAACCGTTACTTTGGGTCCTGTTCAAGTAGGTAATGCCATTAGAGCTATTATGTCAACTCTATACAATCCAAGTTCGATTAGTCTTTTACAGAAATATGGGGTTGCTGTTAGAAGGACTACGGGTGAGGTTCGAAGCTTTTGGGAAGTTATGACTCAGCTTTCTGCTATGAAGAAGGCTGAAGTTTTGGATGAGGCTGTTTGGTTAGAAATTGCTAAAGCGGCTGGTGCAGGCCAAAGACGTTATGCTCAGTTCTTGGCTTTGTTAAATAACTGGGATACAGCAATAAGAGCTTCAAATATAAGTATGAATGCTCAAGGTCAAGCAATGGATGCTAATGAAAAAATTGTTGAGACCTTGACCAATACATTTGATAAATTTGTAGCGGCTCAGAATAAAGCTTTGTTTGTTCTTGGTCAGCAAACAGGAATTATTGAAGATTTTACAGGAGTGTTACAAGATCTTACTGATATATTTAATAAACTTTCAACTGCTCCAGATATTGTGTGGAATCTTGGAAGAGCTATTATGTTCTTAGTGGGAACTTTAGGAGCACTTAAGGTTATCACCCTTGCTATGGGATGGTTAAATGTGGGTCCAAGAATTGGATCTATGCTGGGACGATTTGGTGGTATTACTCCTTCGGCTGTTGCACATTCACCTGCAGCTATAAAAGCCATTCAGGCAGGAGGTTATGCAACGGCGGCTGAAGCAGAAGCGGCTGGTATTGCTATTCTTGCTCCGAGATTTGCAGCACGTGCTGGTATGTTAGGGCTGGCAGGACTTTTAGGAGGTCCTCTGAGTCCTCTAAGATCACGAATATATGCTAGAATTCCAGAATTTCAGAATATAATGTGGAAAGGAGGAGCTTGGCGAACTGCGGCAGGTAGATTTGCTCCTGTACCATATGTTGCTGGCCAACCATTTATTCCTATGACTTGGGGAAGAGTAGGAAGAGCACTGATTTCACCTATGAGTGGTTTGAGCAGAGCCATTGGTTCTCTTGGTGCAGGTGCGGCGGCATATGGTTTAACTGGTGAACCGATGGCAGCAGCAGGAGCAGCGATCGGTGCCGGGCTTGGTTCTTGGATTGGTGGACCCCTTGGAATGGCAGTTGGAGGAGCTTTTGGTACATTTATTGGTAAAACGATAGCAGATTCTCTTATCTCTGAGGAAGATAGAATAAGAGGAATGTTTAAGAGCATATCTGAAGAGTTCTCCATTGATCTGTCAGAAGCTAGTGATATTTATTTTGGCAAGATTAGTGATACTGTTGATACACTTGAGGAGGCTAGAAAGCTGGCTGAGCGGGCGGCACCAGAGTCACCGATAGAAAGTCTAATAAAAACCCAGTCTTGGTGGTCACGTTTAGGGGCTTCTTTGGGATTTGATATTGATGCTATTCCATTTCTTGCTAATCAAGAAAAACTTAATGAAGATTGGAAGAGGGGTGCCGGAGCTTTGTATGAGC